GGCGACCACCGAGATCTACACTCTTTCCCTACACGACGCTCTTCCGATCTCGAACTGATGGGTCACCGGCAACGCGGCGGACTCGTCAAAGACGTGGAGATCTTCGGCGGCAAGCTGCTGCGCATCGACATCCCTGTCGCTGATGGCACGACAGTCACGGAATTCTACGGATGCTCGGCCATCTACGCGTTGCGGCCTTGCTCTGAACGGGTGGTGCGGGACTACGTCGCGCGCTCGACGGACGTGCGTCCGGTGAACCCTGTCGACTATCGGCCACGCATCGCGGATGCGAGCCACGACGATTACGCCGACGAGGAATAGGTCAGTGGCCGAACCCCCCGTCCTCTACGGCCCCGATGGCCAGCCGATCCGGCGCGAGGTGCTCACCAGCGAGATCGCGGCGCCGTCGATGCTCGGCATGCGCTCGCCGTTCACCGCGCATCCCGTGGTCGGGCTCAATCCGCGCAGTCTCGCGGCGCTGTTGCGCGAAGCCGACATGGGCGATCCGCTGCGCTACTTCGAGCTGGCGGAGGTCATCGAAGAGCGCGACCCGCACTATGTCGGCATCCTCGGCACCCGCAAGCGCTCGGTGACGCAACTCGCGATCACGGTCGAAGCAGCATCGGACAGTGCGGATGATGTGGCGCAGGCCGACATGGTCCGCGCCTGGCTCACGCGCGACGAGCTGCAGGACGAGCTGTTCAACATTCTCGACGCGGTCGGCAAGGGCATCAGCTACACGGAGATCATCTGGGACTTCAGCGAAAAGCAGTACATGCCGGCGCGTCTCGAATGGCGCGACCCGCGCTGGTTTCGCTTCAGCCCGATCGACGGCCGCACGCCGTTCCTGCGCGACAATGCGGGCGACCAGCGGCTCCCGCCGTTCAAGTTCATCACCGCGTCGATCGCCGCCAAGTCCGGCCTGCCCGTGCGGTCCGGCCTCGCGCGGCTCGCGACCTGGTCGTGGATGTTCAAGGCGTTCACGCTGCGCGACTGGGCGATTTTCGCGCAAACCTTCGGCCAGCCCGTGCGCGTCGGCAAGTATCCGCCAGGCGCGAGCGAGGCAGACAAGGCCACGCTGTTCGACGCAGTCGCCAACATCGCGGGCGACTGCGCGGCGATCATTCCGGAGTCGATGAACCTCGACTTCATCGAGTCGAAGAACGTGGGCGCCGGCGCTGATCTCTACGAGAAGCGCGCCGACTGGCTCGACAAGCAGATGTCGAAGGCGGTCCTCGGTCAGACCGCGACCACCGACGCGACGCCCGGCAAGCTCGGCTCGGGCACCGAGCACCGTCAGGTGCAGGAGGACATCGAGCGCGCGGACGCGAAGGCGCTCTCCGCGATCATCAACCGCGACCTGGTGCGGCCGTGGGTGCAGCTCGAGCGCGGACCGCAAAAGGCGTACTGCAAGGTTAAGATCGGTCATATCGAGGAGGCTGACACCGAAGGCCTCGCGGACGATCTGGACAAGCTGGTCCCCCTCGGGCTCGAAGTGCAGATGTCCGAGGTGCGCGACCGCTACGGCTTCTCCGACCCGCAGCCTGGCGCAGTGCTGCTCAAAGCGCCGGTCACGTTTCGTGAGGCGCTCAATCCGGGCGAGGCGGCGCCGATCGCGGCGCAATCGCGCGGCGGCCAGGCGCGCCTCAGCGCCGACGACATTGAGAGGCTCGCGCTTGCGGCCGAGAAGCTGGCACAGCCGGCAAACGATCAGATGATCGACGCGGTGCGCAACGAGGTCGATCACGCGAGCAGCCTCGAAGATCTGCGCACGCGCATCTCGAAGCTGCGGCTGCCGCAGGAGAAGCTCGCCTCCGCGCTGCAGCTCGCGCTGATGATGGCGCAGCTGTCGGGCCGCGCCGACATCGCCGATGCCGGTCATCAGTCGTAGCCGTCGTCTGCGGCCGTGCGGCTGCGGCGCATGCGGCGGCATCGTCGCGATGGCGGCCGATGCAGCAAAGCCGTTCGCAGTCGATCCGGTCGAGGCGATCGACTTCCTGCGCCGCAAGCTCAACGTGCCCACCTCGCGCTGGACCGACCTGTGGCACGAGCAGCATTCCGTCGCATTCACGATCGCGGGCGCTCAGAGCGAGGCGCTGGTCAGCGACTTCCACGACGCGGTAAACGACGCGATCAAGGACGGCGGCACGCTCGACGACTTCCGCAAGGACTTCGACCGGATCGTCGAGGATCACGGCTGGAGCTACAAAGGCTCGCGCAACTGGCGAAGCCGCGTGATCTTCGAGACGAACATCAGCACCGCATATGCGGCCGGTAAGTGGGAGCAGATTCAGCGCGTCAAGGACGATCGGCCTTATCTGCGCTACGTGCATCTCGAAGGCCAGGAGCATCCGCGGCCGGAGCACGAAGCCTGGCACGGCACGGTGCTGCCTGCCGACGATCCATGGTGGCTCACACACTTCCCGCCGAACGGCTGGTTCTGTCACTGCACGGTGCAGAGCCTCAACAAGCGCGATCTCGATCGGTACGGATTGAGCGTCTCGCCGGCCGCGCCTCCGGTCGAGATGGTCGAGCGCACCATCAACACCGCGGACGGTCCACGCGTTGTCAGGGTTCCGAATGGCATCGACCCCGGCTTCGGCTATCGGCCCGGCGCGCCGCCCTCCGAGGCCATCCAGGCCCTCCTGGAACCCGGCTGACGATGAAAAACCGGATTCGGCCGCCGAGCCCCTTAAACGGCCGCGGCCCGGGCTCAGATAGCCGGAAGCAAGGCCGAGGCGACGTAAGAGGTTAAATGCCGCTTTAACGGCGGACCTGTTGGGTGTCCGAAGGGGCGGATTCGCCCCGTTTCGGGTCAGGTCCGCCTTGACGGCAGGGAAGGCGGGTCGTCCGTGCTCTCCCAGCGGGCCGCCGAAACCGACCTGATCCGGGCGAACGGCGGGTGGGGCTGACAGCTCCGGCAGCTCAGCGAAGGGATGAGGCCGAAGAGCGTCGTTTGTGGGTGGCGGTCGAGCGTGCGCAGGTCGACCTGCTTCAGCTGCCGGCAGCCCGGACACCAAACGTCGAGAAAATAGAACCCCGCCGTGATCGCGACGCCGAGCTGCGGCGAATAGCGCGGCTTGGGGCTTCGCTGCATCAGCGCGTTCCAGCGCGTGATGGCTTCGACGGCGAGCGCGCGATGCGCCGCCTCGTGATATTTCTCGGGCTCGCGTTGCTCGCGATCGGCCATCGTCGTTACCGTTGAGGGGGCTGACACGCGTCAGGGTTACGAGTCGTGGCGTGATGCGGCGATTGTCGCCGCATGTCCGGGGCGAAGGCAACAGCGAACATTTTCGTCGCGCTTCACGCGGCTGCGGACGGCTCCGCGCCCGAGTGGATCAACCTGCTGCCGGCCGGAAAGATCGAAACGCAGGACGGCCGCGGCCCCTATACCGTCAACGACATGGCGGCGCTCGCCGCGCAGAGTCTTGCGGCCGCCGGCGGCAAGCTTCCCGTCGACGAAAATCACGCCACGGACTTCGCGGCACCGAAGGGCGCGCCGTCGCCAGCGCTCGGATGGATCGTCGAACTGCAGGCGCGCAACGATGGCCTTTGGGGCCGCGTGCAGTGGGGCAAGGCCGGACAGGCGCTGATCGCCGATCACGCGTACCGCGGCATTTCGCCGGTCTTCGAGCACGACAAGAACAACCGTGTGCTGCGCGTGCTGCGCGCCTCGCTCACCAACACGCCGAATTTGCGCAACCTGGTTTCGCTTCACGCCGAAGGAGTCGACATGGAAGAGCTGCTGAAGAAACTCCGCACCCTGTTGGGCCTGCCGGACGACGCGGAGAATGATGCGATCTATTCTGCGGTGAGCGCCGTGATGAGCGCCGCGGCCGCCGACAAGGCGAAGGCCGCGAGCGGTACCGCCGCGCAATCGCAGATCGCGAGGGCGCTCGGCCTCAAGGAGGATGCCGAGACCGCGCTGGTCGTTCACACCGCCACCTCGCTCGCGGCCACTCAGGGCAAGGACGGCGATGCGCGCGTCACCGCGCTGCAGAGCGAGCTGACGAACGTCACCACGCAGTTCACCGCGCTGCAGAGCCAGGTGGCGCGGGATCGCGCGACCGCCTTTGTCGACGCGAAGATCGCGGAGGGTCGCATCGGCGTGAAGCCGCTGCGCGAGCACTACATCGAGCAGCACGCCAAAGACCCGGCGCGCGTCGAAAAAGAACTGAACGCGTTCGCGAAAGTCGATCCCGGCCCGCTGCCGCCGCGCGGCGCGACGCATTCAGCGGGCGCTGACGCCGACCCCGTCGCGATCGCCGCCCAGGCGCGGGCCTACCAGAAGAAGATGAGCGACCAGGGTCAGGTCGTCGACATCGCGGCCGCCGTGCACGCCGTCACCCAGCAGCAGGAGCAGAAGCAGTGAGCATCCCGATCCTGATCGTTTCCTACGAGGCGTCCGCCGATATCGGCGCGAAGCGCATCGTGAAGTTCTCCGACGCGGCGAACACCGCGAAGATCGCGCCGGCCGCCGCGGCAACTGATCCGCTGCTCGGCGTCTCCGACGCGATGGGCGCGGTGAGCGGCGGCATGGCCGATATCATCCTTGGCGGCCTTGGCGAAGTGACGCTCGGCGGCACGGTCGCTGCCGGCGACAAGCTCACCAGCGACGCGAACGGCGCCGCGGTGAAGTGCGTCGGCGCCGCCGGCGCCCGCCGCGAGTACGTCGCCTCGGCGCTGCTGCCGGGCGTCGCCGGCGACATCATTCCGTGCCTCGTCGAGCGCGGCGTCATCCAGCTGCCGGCGTAACGCGCGGCTGACCAACAGGAGCTTGCATGGCCCCCATTCGTCCCTTTGTCGTCGACCCGATCCTCACCGCGATCGCGGTTGGCTATCGCAATCCAGACGCGGTGATGATCGCCGACGATGTGCTGCCGCGCGTGCCGGTCGGCGCCGAGCGGTTCAAGTGGACCGAGTATCCGCTTGAAGAGGCCTTCAGCGCGCCGGATGCGCGCGTCGGCCGCCGTGGCCGCGTGCAGCAGCTCGAATTTGGCGGCACCGAGCGCAATGATGCGGTCGACGACTGGGGCCTGGAGTCGCCGATCCCCTATTCGGATATCGAGGCGGCGCAGGAAGCGCGCGACCGCAAGGTCTCGACCTACGATCCGGAAGGCCACGCCACCATGATGCTCGCCGACACGATGGCGAACATCCGCGAGGTGCGCGTCGCGAATCTGGTGCACAACCTCAACACCTACGCGGCCTCGCGGCGCGTTACGCTCTCCGGCACCGACCAGTTCTCCGACTACACCAACTCCGATCCGATCGGCGTGATCAAGGTCGGCTGCGAGTCTACGCTGGTGTTCCCGCCCAACACCATGACGATGGGCCGCGCGGTGTGGTCGAAGCTCTCCAGCCATCCGAAGGTGGTGAATGCCGTCAAGGGCAATCTCACCAATGCGGGCATCATCACGATCCAGCAATTCCAGGAGATGTTCGCCGACTACGGCATCAAGAGGGTGCTGGTCGGCGACGCGTTCTACAACACGGCGCGTCCTGGCCAGGCGACGAACCTCGCGCGCGCCTGGGGCAAGCACATCTCGCTCACCTACGTGAACTCGATCGCCAACCCGCAGGGCGGCGGCATCACGTTCGGCTTCACGGCGCAGTACGGCACCAAGATCGCCGGCCGCATTGAAGACCGCGACGTGGGCCTGCAAGGCGGCGTGCGCATCCGCACCGGCGAGCGGGTGAAGGAGTTGGTGGTCGCAAAAGACACCGGCTACTTCATCCAGAACGCCGTCGCATAACGGGGGCGCGCAATGGCCGATCCAAAAAAACTTCCGGTGCTTTCGTCCATCCGCCACGACGGCAAGCTCTACGAGATTGGCTCCTCGATCGACGCGTCGCTGGTCGACGACGCGCTACGCGCCTCCGGCGCGGTCGACGTATCGGCAGCCGAGCAGGCTGAGCCCGACACGCCGCCTGCGGCCGCAAAGCAGAGGCGCTGACTTCACGGATTGCGGGTTGCGGCCGGTTCCCGGCCTGGCCGCATCGCGCACCAGCCGCGCCGCTCTGTCACGCGTGCGGCGCGGCTGGGCCTTAAACGCCAAACCGGGGGAAGAAGTCCGGGACGATGAAAGACGCTGCTCCCCTTCTGATCCTGGTCGCGTTCCTGCTGTTCGTCGCCGCGATGGCGGCCATCTCGAAGGGGCGGCGCTAGATGGACCCAAAAGTTCTAAACGAGAGCTACGAGAACGGGCGTGCCGCCTTCAAAGCCGGCGCATCCCTTCGTTTGCTCATCGAGCGGTTCGCCGCTGATGGTGGTGTTGCCTCCGAGCAGGAAGCGATCAGCTTGGGTCTGGGGTTTCTCGACGCTGCGTTCGACAAGCTGCGAGGCATCGAGCGGTGAGCTACTGCACACAAGCCGAGCTGGCCGACCGCTACGGCGCGGGCATGCTGATCGAGCTGACCGATCGCGCCGACCCGCCGACGAATGCGATCGACGCCGCGGCGGTGGCCCGCGCAATCGACGACGCAAGCGCGCTGATCGACGGCTATCTGAAGGGCCGTTACGCGCTGCCGATCGCCGACACGCCGCCGCTGCTGCGCGACCTCGCGCTCACGATCGCGATCTACAAGATGCACGCGGGCAGCGCGGGCGACAAAATCCGCAAGGATTATGACGACGCGCTGCGCACGCTCACCCAGATCGCGAATGGCCTGGTGCGCCTTGACGTGGCGGGCGTTGAGCCGGCCGCCAGCGGCGCAACCGGCGTGCGCGTCACCGATCGCGAGCGCGATCTCACGCCCGACAACCTGCGAGGCTTCCTCTGATGGCCGCGCCTGGCGTGAGCATTTCCGTCAACGCATCCGATGCGCTCGACCAGCTCGCCGGCTACCTGCAGCGCATCGAGCACCCGCGCGGCATGTACGAGCGCATCGGCGCCTCGCTCGTCGCGTCGACGCAGCATCGCTTCGAAACCGGCATCGGCCCGGATGGCTCGCCCTGGCCGCCTTCGCTGCGCGTGCTTGCGCACGGCGGCAAGACGCTCGTGCTCTCCGGTCGGCTGATGCGATCGCAAACCTTTATCGCCTCCGATCAGGGCGTCGAGGTTGGCAGCAACGCCGTCTATGCGGCGATCCATCAGTTCGGCGGCATCATTCGGCAGGCCGCGCGCGAGGCTGTCCTGCACTTCAAGCACAACGCCCGCACTGGACGAACGCGCTTTGCGAAAGCGAACAGCAAGGCGAATTACGCCAAGAAGGTGGAGATCGGCGCGCGCACCATCACAATGCCGGCGCGGCCGTTCCTTGGGCTCGACGACGACGACAATCGCGAAATCATCGCGATCGCCGAGGACTGGATTGCGAAGGAGCAGCGGCAGTGACGCTCGTCTCGCAATTCAAGGAGCGCATTGAGCCGAGAGTGACCGCGCTCGGCAAGCTCGATGAGGTAATGGACCTCGCCGAGCTCATCGACCAGGGCGCGCTCCCGCAGCGCTCACCGGCCGGCTTCGTCGTGCCGCTCGGCTTCGACGGACGAACCCCGGAGGACGCGGCGGGACTCTATGTCCAGAAGCGCGTTGACGGCATCGCCGTCGTGCTTGTGATCAGCGCGAAGGGGGACCCGAAGGCCAAGCGCGCCCTCGAAAAGATCGACGAGCTGGAGCCGCTCGTGTGCCACGCCGTGTGCGGCTGGGTACCGGAAGGCGCGTCGGGCGATGTCAATGCGCGCCGCGGCCGCCTCGTGTCGGTTCAAAACGGCGTGGTCATCTACCAGATCGATTTTGAGGTCCAAAACCAACTGAGGATCGCCGTCGCATGAGCAACCCGACACAAGGCGGCAGCTATCGCCGCAAGTCCGATGGATCGCTGGAGCTGGTCGATCAGACCGCGCAGCTCGGCAGTCCGGATCATGAGGGCGTCGCGGCCGTTCCCATGCCGCCCGAACAACAACCCGCGTCCACTCCCGCGGCGCCGAAGGAGTAGCCCACTATGGCGGAAGCTCTGCGCTGGAAGTCCAAGCTGATCCGCGCGAAGATCGAAAGCAGCTACGGCGTCGACCCGGTGCCGACGCAAGCGATCCTCGCCAAGAACGTCGAGTGCAGCCCGATGCAGGGCGAGGAGGTCACGCGCGACATTGAGCGTCCGTTCCGCGGCGCTCAACAGATTTTCCCGGTCGGGCTGCGTACGACGCTCAAGTATGACGTGGAGATGGTGGGCGGCGGTGCGGCGGGCACGGCGTCGCCGATCAGCCCGGTGCTGCGCGCGCTTGGCATGGCCGAGGTCCTCTCGGCCGGCGTCGACGCGCAATATACGCCGGTCTCGGAGAACTATGACGCGCTAGCGCATTATTTCTGGATCGGCGACAACCGGCAGAAAATTCTTGGATGCCGCGGCAATGCAACGTTCAACATCGTTGCGCAGGGCATTCCGTTCATCCGCTGCGAATTCACCGGGCTATATGCGGAACCTACGGCCACCGCTGTCCCCTCAATCGACCTCTCGGCGTTCAAGGCGCCGTTGGTGTCGACGACTGCGAACACGCCGGTGATGACGCTCAATGGCGTCTCGCTTGTCATGCGCTCGATGGCGTTCAATCTCAACAACGACGTCAAGCACCGGCTGCTGATCGGCCGCAATGAGATCATCATCGACGACTCCAACGAAGGTATCGACCTGCTGGTCGAGGCGGTGCCGCTAGCGACGCTTAATCCGTTCGCGCTTGCTGCATCACCGGCAAACCTCGTTCCGTTCGTCGTCCAGCAGGACACGCGCGCCGGCTACAAGGTGAAGGTCGAGGCCGCGCAGTGCCAAGTGAAGATGCTCGACGCGTACCAGAATGAGGACGGCACGCTGATGTGGCCGCTCAAGCTGGTCCCCAACCCGACCGATGCTGGCAACGACCAGTTCAAGGTCACGATCTTCTGAGCCGCACTTTTAACGGAGGTTGAAACGCTATGTTTGTGGTGAGCCGGGAGCCTCATTTCACGCATCCTGTTGCCGTGCAGGTGCCGGTCGATGGGGGGCACGTCGAGCAGACGTTCAAAGCGACGTTTCGGGTTATCGATAACGCGAAACTCGACAGCTTCGACCTCAACACAGTCGAGGGGTCGCGCGACTTCCTGGTCGCAGTCATTGTCAAGCTCGACGATCTCGTCGATGAGCAAGAGAAGCCTCTCCCCTATTCGGATGCATTGCGCGATCAGCTGATCGGCAATCCCTACGTATCCCTCGCATTGGGGAGAACGTACCGCGAGGCCATCAAGAAGGCCGCACGGGGAAACTGAAATGGGCCGCGCGGCGCTGGGCGCGCGGGGAAGAGCGGCCCGAGGACGAACCGGAAGCATTGAACGACGCGCGGCGCGAGGGCTGCTCGGAGGAGCAGATAGAAGCGCTGCGCGCCTGCCTCACCGCCGCGCAGCCGGCCTTCGAGGTCTGGCCGGAGAACGTCGAGGCGCTCGCCGCTTTCCTCGCCGCCTCCACGCAATGGCGCGTCGCCTCGCTCAACACCATGACAAAGGCGCGCCTGGTCTATCTCGGCTTCGACTATGCGGGCGCGCGGGCGGGCATCGAAGCAAGCGGCATCAGCCTTACGCCATCGTTGTGGGCGGACGTATGTATCATGGAAGAGGCCGCGCGCGCGGCACTCAATGAGTAACGCTAAATGACGCTGCGCGTCTCGCTCATCATCGACGGCTCGGCCGACAACGCCAAGAAGGCGATCGCGCAAGTGCGCGACGCGGTGAAGCAGGCGAAGGACGAAGCGAAGCAGCCGAGCAACAACCCGTTCACGCCAATCGAGGACGGCGGGCAGAGGGCGGCCGGCGCGGGCACGTCGCTACGCACAGTCTTCAAAACGTTGGCGCGCGAGGCGGCGCTGATGGGCGGCCCGCTTGCGGGCGTGATCGGCCAAACCGGCACACTCACCGTTGGCATGGGCCGGCTCGGCGTGGGCGTCGTTGGCGTAACCATCGCGGTGGCCGCAGCGGTTGCGACGGTCTACAAGGCGGTGACCGCGTTCAGCGAGCTGGAGCAACACCAAGTCAGGGTCGCGAGTCTGCTCGCGGTCACCAAGAGCGCATCCGGGCAAACCGTGCAGGGCCTCGACACAATGGCCCGGCAGCTCGCGAGCACCGGCACGCAAACGCTCGACGACGTGCAGCAGGCGCAGCTTGCGCTGCTTCGGTACAAGGCGGTGGGCACGGACGCATTCGGCGCGGTGCTCAAGACCGCGCGCGATGTGGCGGCGACTGGCATAGCGCCGCTCAAGGATGCGACGGTTGCGCTGGCGCAGGCGTTGAGCGATCCGGCCAATGCATCCGATCATCTGAAAGAGATCAGCGCGTCGCTCTCTGTCCGGCAACAGCAGCTCGCCAAAGACCTTGTCGCGACCGGGAACGCGGCGGCGGCGCAGAAGCTTATCCTTGACTCTGTCTCGAAGCAGTTCTCGGGCGCGGATGCGCGCGCGGCCGACACACTCGGTGGCGCCTTCGGCCGGCTCACGACATCGAGCGGCTCGTTCTTCGCGGACCTCGGAAGGGATATCAGCGAGGCGCTTCGGCTTAAGGATGTTCTCAACGGTGCGGCCGATGCTGCGGAGCGACTGAGGAAGGCGCGCGAGAATTCGCCTGACGTCAAGGCGCTCGCATCGCCGCTGTGGCCCTTCAAGGTCGGCTCCGCAATTGGCACTTACATCGGGCAATCAATCACAGGAACGACGCCCGCGCCGCCTCCTGCTCCGACGCCGCGCGCCGGGCGCGCGTTCTCTGGCGGGTTCGGCTCTGCGTTCGACGAAATGCAGGGCGACATCGCCAGACAGCAGGCAAGTACCGCAGAGAACAAGCGCAAGGCCGAAACCATCAACGAGGTGGTGAACGCGCTCGAAGTCGAGGCGCGCACGGCGGGCATGTCGGCCACGGCGCAGAAAATCTACAACGAGCAAACCAAGGCAGGCGTTCGCGACAACGAACAATACGCCGCCGCGGCCGGAAAGGTTGCGGGCGCCGTCAACGAGATCGCTGCTCGCGGGTTCATGCGGCAGGTGACTGAACAGTTCATCGCGCAAAACTCCGCATTGCGTGCGCAGGCGGCGACTGCCGGTATGGCGCTCGCGCCGGCCGAGGCATATCGCAAAGAGCAAGAGCTGCTCGCGCGCGCCGAAGCGGAAGGCATCACGTTGAGCGATGCGCGGCGCGCAAAACTTCATGAGGAGGCCCTTGCCTACGGTGGCCTTGCCGACGCTGCCGCGCGCATGAAGCTGCAGAGCGACATCACGTTCGAGCGCAAAACGCTGTTCATGAGCGAAGAGGACGTGGCGATCGCGACGAAGCTGCGCGACCTCTACGGCAATAACATTCCCGCCGCGATGGCGAGCACGGAAGCCGCGCAGCTGCGCATCAATTCTGCCGCCAAGGCGTTCAAAGACAGCGGCGCTGAGGTCACGTCGTCATTCTTCCGCGACCTGCGCACCGAGCTGTCGAGTGGCGCCAAGGGATTCGAGGCGTTGCGCACGGCGGGCCTCAACTCGCTCGGCACGATCGCCGACAAGCTCTCAGACATGGCGTCGAAGAAGTTGTGGGAAGCGGCGCTCGGCGGCACGAGCGGAAGCGGCGGGCTGTTCAATCTGATTGGCATCTTCGGGAAAAGCGGCGCGACCGTTGCCGATCCGACGTTCGGCGGTTTCTCACTTCCCGGTGTGAGCGCGGCCGCCGCGACGTTCGACGAAGGCGGGTACACGGGCAAGATCGGGAAGAAGAAGATCGCAGGCGTCGTGCACGGTGAGGAATTTGTGATGGATGCGGACACGACCGCCCGTCACCTCCCGCTGTTGCAGGCGATCTACGAGGGCAAGCTCGATGGGTATGAGAGCGGCGGCTACGTTGGCATGCCGCCCTCGCTGCGCTCTGCTCTCGGCAGCGGCGGCGCGCCGATCGTGCACGTTCACCCGGCGGCAAAGGGAGAGACCTTCGACGCGCAGGAGGGCCCGGATGGCTCGCTGATGCTAGTCGGCCGGATGATCGACGAGAAGCTCGACGTGTTCTCGCGCAAGCATCTGCCGACGCGCGTGCACGATATCGTCAAGAGGCCGTGGGACCGCTGATGCCGAACACGGACCTCATGAACATGCTGCCGATCACTCAGGCCGCCTTTCTGCTGCAGCGGCAGCAGGAGGTGAGCCCGACGGGCGGCGGCACGCCGCGCGCGGCCGATCTCGGTGAGGAGCTGTGGGCCGCGACCATCACGTGCGACGTAACGACGGATTATGAGTCCGGCGCAATCGAGGCGACCATCGACGCGCTCGATGGCGCGATCGGCACGTTCTATCTGTCCAACCCGCGCCGGCCTTATCCTTTTGCCGATCCGAACGGCACAATCCTCGGTGCGAGTGTTGTCACGATCGACGCGCTCGGCGGCGACAACAAGTCCTTGCGTCTCGCCGGCCTGCCTATCGGCTATCAGATCACGATCGGCGACTTCTTTTGCTTCGACACGGGAGTCGCGCCGAACCTGCGCCGCTGCTTCCATCGGTTCGCAGCCTCGGGCGCGGCGGATGGCGCGGGCCGCACGCCGCTGCTCGCCGTGCGGCCGCACCTCCGCGCTGGCGTCGCAACCGGACTTGTCGTGACGTTGAAGAAGCCCGCGGCCGAGATGTTCATCCTGCCCGGCACATTTGATCCGCGATCGCTGAAGGGGCCGCTGGGTTCGGTTGCCTTCCAAGCCCTGCAGGTGCCCTGATGCGATCGCTCGACGCCGCGGAACTAGCGGGCATTCAGCAGCGCTCGGTTGTCGCGCGCGTCCTTGGTTATGTCATTGCGCGGCCGTTCGGCGGCGGCGCGCCCGTCGCTTATGGCTTCTCCAATCTGGTGCGCAACCTCACCATTCCGGTGATCGACGGGCGCACTGGCGCTCTCGTGAGCGACCGCGTGTTCGTCGGCATTGGAGGCGCTTTCAAGGTGCCTTCAATCCCGCTCACCGCAGACATCGCGGTGCGCGCCATCGACATCGAGCTGCCCGCGATCGACGCGAATGTCGCCAACATGCTGCGCGGCTATGACGTGCGTGGGGCACCGATACAGATCCACCGCGTCTACCTTGATCCCGACACCCACAACCAGCTCGCGCCGGCAAAACCGCGGTTCGTCGGTTACATCGACGGGGCGCCAATCGAGACGCCTGCCGCGGGCGGCAGCGGCCGCGCGCGCATCACATGCGTCTCGACGACGCGCGAGCTGACACGCGCGAACCCTGACGTGCGCAGTCACGAAAGCCAGCTCGCGCGCACGGGCGGCGCCGATGACTTCTACATCGACACGGCCGTGGTCGCGAATTGGGAAATCTTCTGGGGCCAGGCCGGCAAGGGCGGCAACGTTGGCGGCGGCTTCGCGGGAGGGCTTGGGCGATGATCCGCCGCTTGCCGGACTGGCGCGCGCGGCTGTCCGCCGCGATCGAAGAGAAGCGGCGCGCATCGGTGCCGGACTGCGGCCTGTTCGCCGCTGATTGCGTGCTGGCGATGACAGGCGACGATCTCGCGGAGCGCTACCGCGGCCGCTATGCCAGCGTAGCGCAGGGTGTCGAGCTGCTGCGTGCCGATGGCTACGCCGACGTGTGCGACTTCATCGGCCGCCATCTGTCAGAAATCCATCCGTCGCGGGCGCGGGCTGGCGACATCATGGCTTTTCCAAACGACGCCACGGGATGGGGGCTTGGCGTCGTCAACGGGGAACGAGTGACGGTGCCGCGCGGCAATGGCCTCGGGACCGTCGCGCGCGACCTCGCGACGCGTGCCTTCGAGGTGCCGGGATGATGCGCCTCGCGCTCTGCGTCCTGCTGGCCTTGTGGATGCTTGCGGGCGCGCAGACGCCGGCGCGCGCGGAGCCGATCTCGATTTCCATCCTGACGGCACTGTCGATCGAGGCGACCGCGACCGCTGTGGCGGTGACCACCGTCGCGCTCACCGCAGTGGCGAGCACGGCACTCAGCATCGGCGTGAGCTATCTCAAGGCCGCGATGGCCGGCCAGCAAGCACCCGACACGCCGGTCGGCGGGTCAAGTGGGAAGCTCGCCGCGGGCGGCGTCGTGCCGCGCGCGTTCGGCGTCGGCACCTACATGACGGGCGGCTCGCTCACCTATCACAACACCTTCGGGCAGGACGGCAAGACGCCGAACGCCTACTACGTGCAGGAGATTGCGCTTGCCGATCTGCCCTCGAACGGCTTGGTGCAGATCATCGTCAACGGCACGCCGGTCACCTTCGACCCGAATGCAGCACAGGACGCCGATGGCGTGCCGATCCCGGAATACACCTTCGCGGGCCAGACGTTCCTGTGGGCGCGCTTCTTCGACGGCACGCAGACCGAAGCCGACGCGCGGATGCTCGCGCTGTTCGAGGCAGACGCCGACCGGCCCTATTCGAACCGCCGCGTCGGCTTCGGCGTCGCAAAGGTGGTGATGACCGCCCGCGTGCGCCCCGAGGTGTTTCAGGGCTTCCCGCAATACAAGTTCGCGCTACGCGGCATCTCGCTCTACGACCGTCGCCACGACAGCACGAACGGCGGCAGCGGCGCGCAGCGCCTCAACGATCCCGATACGTGGGCGTTCACCGAAAACGTGGCGGTGATCCGGGAAAACATCCTGCGCGGCATCCGCTACGATGGCGTGTGGCAGTGGGGCGCGCAGACGGTCACGGCGGCGCAGCTGCCGGCCGGTTCGTGGGTCGCAGCCGCGAACGAATGCGACGCGCCGATCGCGCTGGCAGGAGGCGGCACCGAGCCGCAATTCCGCGCGGGCGGTGAAATCCTCTACGGCCAGCTGCCCGCCGAAGTGCTCACCGAGCTGCTCAAGGCCGACAACGGGAAACTCGCGGAGATCGGCGGCGTCTACAAGACGCGATCGGGCGCGGCAGGCGCGGCGGTGTTCTCCATCACCGACGCGGACATCCGCACCAAGGACGCGCAGACGTGCGATCCGTTTGTCGGGCAGGACGCGACGATCAACTATGTGACGGCGCGCTATCTCAGCCCGGCCGAAGGCTGGGCGCTCAAGGATGCGCCGCCGCTCGCGGACGACGCCCTTGAGGCGCTTGATGGGCGACGGCTGCCCACGTCGGTCGATTACGGCTTTGTCTCGTGGCCGAACCAAGTGCAACGCCTGATGCGTTCGGAGCGCGACACGTCGCGCGCGTGGCGCCGGCACGTGCTGCCGCTGCCGCCCGACGCCTTCGTGCTCGAACCGCTCGACGTGATCTCGTGGACCTCGGCGCGCAACGGCTATGTCAACAAAACGTTCGACATCACGACCGCGGACGATCTGCCGAGCCTCAACATGGGCGTCGGCATCAAGGAGCTGGATGGCAACGCCTACAACTGGTCGCCCGCCAACCAGAAGCCGATCGTCGACGGCGGCCTCGCGATCGTGCGGCCCGCGCCGCAGACGATCGTCGACTGGTTCGTCGAGCCGTACATTTTCAATATTGGCGGTGTCGAGCGCGCGGGCGTGCGCTTCGGCTGGGACAACGAACAAGACGACGTTGACGGCATCCGCGTTCAAGTCCGCTTAAAAGCGTCGGGGGTGTTGCAGCTCGATACCGAGGAAGGCAAGCGGGTGTTCGAGGCGGCCGCGCTGGCGGTGAGCCAGAACCTCGTTCCGAACACGCAATACCAGGGTCAAATCCAGTACCGGCCGGCATCGCCGCGCGAAGCCGCATGGTCGGGCTGGCGCGACGTGACTACGCCGGATGTCCGCATCAGTGGGAGCGAGCTTGCCGACGAGATCAATGCGAAGCTCGCGCTGGTCGAGCCGACGCTTGAGCAAGCGAACATCATCGTCAAGGCGCTGCAGCCGCTCGCGCCCTTGCGCAATGATCCGATTGTCGCCGGCGTCATTCCGCCCGTGCTGTTCGAGCGCATAGAGAGCGTTGGCCAGGCCGCGCTCACATCGCTGCGCCGGCTCACCGAGCTGGAGCACAAGCTGGTTGAGGCCGGGTTCGGCACTCACACGGCCAACGGTCGATACACGATCGAAGGCATTGAGAGCCTGCGCAAGGGCAACTCCGACTTCCAGTCGCAAGTGTCCGTCATCCTCGACGTGGTCAACGCGAACATCGCACTCAAGGCCTCGACCACGCAGCTGAACGATGTCGCGCAGGCGATCATCCAGGGTTTCGTGCCGGCCTATCGCTGGGAGTTCAACGGGACGGTCGAGGGTTGGGCCGGAGTCGGGGCGACGGCGACGGCCGGGGCGGCGACCATCGACGTCGTATCAACCAGCGCAGCGCCCGCGATTCAATCGCCGGTGATCGCGCTCGATGCAGACAGCAATCGCATCGTGAAGGTGCAGGTCAGGCGCCGCGCCGGCACGAATTGGGGCGTACAGCTGCAGTGGGGCGCGGCCTACGCGAGCAGCAAGACGTTCGCGGTGCCGACCGCGCCGGACAGCTGGAACGAAGTGGCGCTCGACATGCGCGACGAGCCGGCCTGGACCGGAACGCTCACGTCGCTTCGCATCGGGCTCGGCCTCGCCGTCTCCGATGAATTCGAGATCGACTATGTCGAGCTGGGCAATTCGCGCCTGCAAGACCTGCTGCTGCCGCAGGTCGAGGCGCGGGTCGCGGCCGCCGAGATCGCGATCGACGGCATGCAAGGCGCGATCGACGCGAAGGCGAGCGTCACCACGGTTTCGAACCTCACGGCGCGGGTCTCGGCCGCCGAGCTGTCGATCGACGCGGCCAATTCGGCGATCAACCTGCGCGCCACGCTCGATGATCTCGACGCGGTATCCGACCGCGTCACGAACGCCGAGGTCACCATCAATGCGGCGCTCGGCAATATCCACCTGCTGGTCGAGTCCTCAGGCGTGAGTCAAGCCGAAGCCGCGGGCTCGGCCGAGTTGATGGCGTTGCGCCAGCGGTGGCTCGACGATGCCAAGAGCATCCGGCTGATCTCGCGCGCGCAGACCGAACTGCAGAGTGGCATCGACCAGGCAGGTGCATTCTTCGCCAAGGTGAGGGAGTCGCTTGAGGCGCAGGTCGCCGATGCCAAGTCGACGCTGCAGCAGACATTCCAGACGCTCGCAAGCCAGCTCGCCGCTGAGGCCGCCGCGCGCCTCGACCTGACGGCGCAATTCAACGCGAATCTCGTCTCCTTCACCGATGAGGTCCGCATCCGCGCCGAGGAGACCGCGGCATCGCTCTCGCGGCACACCGCGCTTGCCGGCGTCGTGGGCGATGCCAGCGCCGGCCTGGTGCACGATACGCAGGTGCTGGTCGGGCTGGTCGGCGATAATTCGAGCGGCATTATCCACACGCTCAACGGCGTGGTCAGCACGGTGGGCGATGCCGGCAGCGGCATCGTTCACGATCTCAACGACCTGATCGGGACTGTCGGTAACGGCACGGTCGGTCTGGTCCACGACGTGAACAGCCTGAACGTCACGGTCGGCAACAGCAGCGCCGGCCTGGTGCACGACACGGCCGCGCTGGTTGTGACGGTCGGCAACAACAGCGCCGGGCTGGTGCATGACGTGAACAGCCTCAGTGTGGCGGTCGGCAACAACAGCGCCGGCATCGTGCATGATCTCGCGGCTGTCGTTTCTGTCGTCGGCAACAGCTCGTCTGGCCTCGTGCATGACATCAACAGCCTCTTCGTCACGGTGGGCGACAACAGCGCGGGGATCGTTCACGACCTTGGCGCCGTCATCTCTGTCGTCGGCAACAGCTCTTCGGGCCTGGTCCATGACCTCAATAGTCTGAGCAGCACGGTCGGCGGGCACACGACCAGTCTCAGTAATTTGATGGAGGTCGATGGCGGCGGACAGTCCGTGCGCTGGTCGCTGCTGGGCAACATCGACGGCGCGCTTGGCGGGCTTGTGCTGACCGGCGTGAAAGGCAACGCGACCGGAGCGACGTTCAATCTGTTCATGCACGGCGATGTCATGCTCGACGGCACGCTCACAGCCGCCAAGGCGGATATTGCGGACTTCCGCGCCGCGATCGTGACGGCCCATTCGATTGGGGCAGATCAGCTGGACGTAACAAGCGCGCGCGCAGCGCTCTTGACTGCTGGCGTGGCGATCATCGACACGCTCCAGCTGGTCAATGGCTCGGTCTCGGCGTTCGCGGGCGCCACTCAGGGTCCGGCCGGCCCAATCGCGGGGGCGTTCAACGTCGCCAGCGACACCAAAACGATCACGGTGCAGAGTGGCAGAGGCATCAGGCTCAAGGCGAATGGGGTTGTTGTCGTCAAGGCCGAGACCTTCGCTCAAAGCATCACGATGCAGCTCGTCGCGGACGGCAACGTCGTCGACTCGTTCACGGACGGTTTCGCAGCGGGCGAGGTCAAACGCTACGTGCTGCAGGGCTCGGCGAACACGGCGGGGACGGGCAGCGCGCACGGCTACGAGGTCCACATCAGGGTCACGCCGGGCAGTCTCGCCTCGACCATCATCGCAGCCACCGATCTCGACATTCGACTTGCATGAGGGCTTAACGCATGTCCTGGCAACGCGCCGGCACCGTCACGTTCACCAAAGGCTCGGCCGTCGTCGTCGGCGTGACGACGAACTTCACGGCGTTCCAGCAATCGGACGGCATGCGCAAGTTGGGCGCCGACCAGCCCCTCTATGAAATTCTGGCGATCGCCGACGACACGCACCTGACGTTAGCGGCGCCCTATATCGGGAATGCGGGCGATCCGGGCGGCACGACCTACACCGTGCAGGCGTATGAGATCATCCCGCTGTCCGGGCAGCGCGGTTCGACCAGCTTCGTGAGCCAGCAGTTCTCCTACTTCACCGACCTGTTCAACAAAATCCTCAGCAACATCGTGGCCAACGACAAGGTTGCGACGCTCGACAAGACCGCCACGGCGGACAATGCCGGCATCGTGCTGCAGTCGGCGGATACCGATCGCTGGCGATGGGGCTCCTTCGGCGACGATAACTTCGCGCTGTTCCGCAAGTCGGGCGGCGTGTGGACCCAGGTGTTCACGGTGGACGTTGGCACCGGCGTGTTCACCTTCGCGTCTGGCGCCATCACCAGCGCGACGCTGCCGCGCAACCGCGCGCGCAACGGCGCGATGCGCCTCAGCCGAGTCAACGGCACGTCGAACGTCGATGTGAACGGCACGACCACCGAGACGATCGACGAGTGGAAGGTCACGACATCGGGCGGCGGCGTGATCCGCGCCGCGCAGGTCGCCGGTCCGACGCCCGGCGGCTCCTCGGCCTGGGAGCAGCTCACGGTGCAGACGCCGGATGGCTCGGTGGCAGCCGGAGATAACTACCGTTTCGAGCAGAGTTTCTCGGGGCGCGAAATCGCGGACTTCAAGTGGGGCACCGCAGCTGCGGCGCAGCTCACGGTGCAGTTCGCATGCAACATCTCGCTGGCAGGCACCTATTGCGCCTCGGCGCGCAACGCGGCGGGCAATCGCTCGCGTGTTGCCGAGTTTGCGATCTCGGCCGGCGAGGCGGGAACAAATGTCACCAAGACCGTCACCTTCGCGGGCGACACGGCAGGCGTCTGGCCAACCGACGACAGCAATGCCTTGATCTTCTGCATCGACCTTGGCTCCGGCTCGAATTTTCAGACGACGGCGAACACCTGGTCGGGCGGGCTCTACACGCGCACGGCCAACCAGTTCAACTTCATCGGCAACGCTGCCGCGGCCTACAAGATCAGCGACGTGGAACTGATCGCCGGCGGCACCGCCCCGGCCTACGAGGTGCCCGACTTCTTCATCGAAATGTTACGCGCCGGCGACTTCACCAGGATGCACGCGGGCTATACCGGCATCGAGACTGCGGTCGCGCCGGCTGCCGGCATCGCCGATGTGATGGGCGCGGCGACAGTCCGCTGCGCGATCAGCGCCGGCAACGTCACCTCGCTCGGATCGGCTCCGAACCGTTACCGTTATTGCCGGCTGTCCGGCGCCGTCGCCTTCACGCAGGCTGCCTCGCTGGTCTGTCCACAGGGAGAGTCCTTCACCGGCGAGAGCGGCGCGACGTTCTGGGCCGTGTCGGATGGCGCCGGCAACGTCACGATCCACGGCTACACCACGCCGACGCGCTCGAACGCGCGCGAGGCAATCCATGCCGCGCCGAGCGATGCGCTCGCCTTTTCGGGCATGCAGGTCAACGGCGCGATGGAGGTGAGCCAGGAGAACGGCACCAACAGCATCACGTTGACCGCAACCGGCTCGCTGCAGGTTAAGCAGCTCATCGACGGCGTGCTCGCGCACATGCGCGGCACGTTCATTGCGGCGGCCCAGCAGGTGGCTGCGCCCGCGGGCATGCCGGCCGTGAAGGCGCTGAAGCTGACGGTCGCGACCGCCCAGAATGCACTCGGGACGAACGACGAACTGTCGATCGTGCTGCCAATCGAGGGCGTGCGGGCATCGCGACTACTGATGGGCACGGCGCTCGCGGCGCGGCAGGCGCTCGGCTTCTGGATTTCTGCTCACCGAGCCGGCACCTATTCGGGATCGATCCGCAACAGTGCGAAGAACCGCTCCTATCCCTTCAGCTTCACCATCACGGCCGCCGACACGCCGCAATGGGTGCCGCTCTCGAAGGTGCGCGGCGTCGACAATTCGATTCCCGGCGACACCGCGGGCGCGTGGCTGAACGATACCGGCGTCGGACAGTACGTCACGATCTGCCTTGCTGGCGGCACGTCCCGGCTGGGCGCCGCGAATGCCTGGGCCGGCGCGGACTACTCAGGTGTCAGCGGGTCGACCAACGGCGTCGCCGCCACGACCGACGTGTTCTACATCTCCAACATCATCAGCGTGCCGGGCGTCGAGCTGCCTTCTTCCGATCGCGCGCCGTTCATCATGCGGCCGTTCAATGTCGAGGCCGGGGAAGAGCACGCAGCCCGCTATTACGAGCGTTGGGCAACCAGTGTCAGCGCGCTGATCTGCCTCGGCCAGGCACAGAACAGCGTCCACATTTATGGAGTGGTATTCCATCGCGCCAAGCGGGCCGACCCGACGGTGAGCTTTTCGAACGCCTCGGACTTCGGGTTCGAGGACGCCTTCGCGCGAACCAACGCCGACGCCATCGACGCCACCCCGTTCAATGCCACGCGAGTGCAGATTCACGTCCAGGTCAACGCCGGTCCATTCGTGTCGCGCAATGCCTACTGGATTTGCGGGACAACGGGCAGCGGCTTGATCAACTTCGACGCGCGTCTGTCCTGAAGGAGGAGATGGAAAATGGCGGCAGCACCCTACCGACTGACGGCGACCGATGTCGTCATCCGCGTTGATGATGGCGCAAGCATCCCAAACGATCCGGCGAACTTCGACCGCATCGCCTACGAGGCATGGCTTGCTGCCGGTAACGCGCCCGCGCCCTATGTGCCGCCGCCCGCGCCCGCGCCGTCGTTTCTGGCACGGGATTTGATCGACCAGCTCACCACGGACGATCTCGTTGCGATCGAGACCGCCGTGCAGCAGAGCGCCCCGATGCGACTGCTGTGGATCAGGCTGCGCTCGCGCGGCGATAAGCCGGTTGACACGTCATCGCCCGACTTTGCGCAAGGCTGGTCCGGCCTTGCGGCCGCACTTGGCTCGGCTCGCGCGTCCGCCATCGCAACAGCGCTCGGCATTCCGAGCTGACACCAGAGGAGGTTCTCATGCCGCTACCCGGCAACGTCGATGCGCATTTCGAACATCTCAAGGAGCTGTACGCCGTCGCAACCGATGAAACACAGCCGATGGACGTGCGGCAGAAGGCGGCGATGGGCGCCTCCTGGGCCGTTGACCAGGTCATGATGGGAATGCGCGCGGCAGCGCCCGCGCTCTTGGCGATCGTCGCGCCAAAGCCGTCCGCGAAGTAG